TCTGCTGTTGCATTATCCTCTATACTGCCTAATTTTGTACTATCTGTTTTTAATTGGCTTGCCGTAATTTCGTTTACACCACCCTCATCTAATTTCTGGTCTGTTCCTTGTGTATGTTTTAAATCAACTGCACTTTCTAAGTTCACTTCTGTAATTTTCACAGTTGTTCTTACTGAATCTCCATTAGAAACAGGAACTGATAGCGCTGTTAATTTATGAGAATTCAAACTCATGTCTTGGTCGACAGTTCCTAAATGAGTGTCAGTATTTTGAGTGTGGGAAGCAGATACTGCGCCATCTATGTCTCCCACTCCTGAACTAGGTTTATTAGTTAGAATACTCCAATCTACTGAAGCGGCCGAACCCATATCTGCCCAATCTGTAATTAATCCCGTTGATTCTATTTTGTTCCAAGTATACCAATGGTCGTCCGCCCTAACTATATAAACATCATTTTGTGTATTTCCTGTTAAAGGTAAATCAGCAGTCGTTGCTTTAAATCCCTTTAATTGAATACCATTTAATGTAATTCCTCCACTAAAAAAACCCATTATTGTTCCTCCTATTATTAATCTTTGTTACTGTCTGCATACCAACTAACATTAGCTGTACCAGTAACTGCTTTAATTCTTAATTTAGTACCATATATGGCTCTATCAAATCCATTATTGGCACTAACTCTAATAGTAGCTCCATAACTACCCTGATAAATCTCAATTGTAATATCACTATCAGTAAAAATACTAAAATAAACAAAACCGTCAAAACCAAAATCACTTGAATCTAATACTGTTCCTCCAGTATCTACACTTATATAATCAGCATTATACTTCATTAGTTCATTCCTCCTTTATTCTACATTTCCTCATAACTATAATATATAGTAAAACTTTTACTACCCGCCAATGATGTACTTGCCAACTCCAATTGAAAAACAATATAATCTGTTATATCATTAATATTTACCAATGTACCTGTAATAGAAAGTTTATTCGCCGATGTATAATCTGTTATATCAGCTCTTGTACCTATAGCTGATTGGCTATTTACTGGGGCTACATATGTATCAATATCAGTATTATTAACTGTAATATTATTTCCAGTATCTAATGAGCCAGCCGTCCATATTTTAAAATCATTACATTGGGTTGAAGGAGCTACATCTACTCTAAATTTTATCCAGACCTCATATGAATATACAGTACCCGAAGCCGGTGTTTCCATAGGATTATCTGCTGGTTCGGCAATATTACTATCTATTGGTAAAAAATAAAACAATGCTTTCGCTACATCGGCCGCAGAATATCCTATTCCGCTACGTTGGCAAACTACAACTGTGGCGCTCATGGTTTACTCCTTATTAATTGATTCCTCATTACAGTCATTGACTGTTCTATAAAATTATTAACTTCTATTTCATTATTAAATAGTTTGTTGCTTCCCTCGTGATAATAATATTTGTTATTAATCTTATAAAATTGGAGTTTAAAGGGTTGGTTAAAGGAACCAACAACATAGATAGTAACATTTATTTTGCCTTTAAAAAACTCTAAATCATTATAAATCAAAGAGCCATTATATTTTCCTTTTGTTATCGGAAAAGAAACATTTTTATCTGTTTTTATTACTAACATTTTTATCTCCTTTTACATACTTTTAATAAAATTTATTGTGAAGTATGAATCTTTTAATACATCACCAGATGGTATAAGGCTTTGCATGGCACAATTGGTAAATACCAATGTGTCGTCTATTGTTAATGTTCCTGTTTTACCCCCGATATTTGTTATTAAAGTATTTATTTGTTGTTCCAAATGTAATCGTGATGTTGATGTAATAAAAACATCTACACGAATAGTTAATTCGCCGCCCCCTAATTCTTCAGTATCCCATAGTTTAACTCCGATAGCTCTCGGTACAATACGAGTTTGTGTATTACCATTATATGATTCAGTTATCCATTCGTAATATCCCAAATCGTAATCTACTGCGTCTACTGTGAATTTTACCCGTTTAAAGTCGGCCATAATATTTAATGTTCTGAAAATACTGTTTCTTTAGATTTTCTTTTTAGCTCCCTTACAGAAACTCCAACCCTTCTTAATTCCCCTTCTTGTGATTTTATATATGTTAATACTTCATCCAATGTTCCACTTATTTTGCTATTAAGGTGTATATATTCTTTTTTTACTTCTTGTGCTTTTTTTAATGGTTCGGTATCTGGTTTTATATCAAGTCTTTTCTCGATTGTACTTGTTTCTTTTTCAAGCTCATTTTTGCTCATTTGGGTTTTTCCAATAGGTATTTTACCATACGCTATACGGCTTAATTCTTCTGCCTTTGCTTTCATTTTTATAATATCTTCTTTTTTTTCTTCTGGTGTTCCCGGTGCTACAATTCTTTTAGCGATTGCTAATGAAAGTGCTGTTTCAATCTGACCTTTACTTGTAAATAATTTTTCTGTAATGGGTGTTTTTTTTGCCATTCCCTCCATTGCACCTTTGGCAATATATCCACCTATTAATATAAACGTTCCATACATCTTTTTTAGTACTGTTTCTAACCCTAGTGCGATCCATTCCCCTATATCATTAAAATCTTGTTTATGGTTGCGTATCAAAGATAAAAAACTTGCTATAAAATATGACGCCATTGATTTACCCAATGCTAAAAACCTTGCTCCCGGCGTTTCCCCTACAGCCTCCTCTACTTTAGTTGCTTCCCATTTTCCTTCTTTGTTTTGTACTGATTTATATAATGGTGCGCTCCATTCAGGAGAAAAAACATTTATTTTTTTCATTAAATTTGGTAGTTCTGTGCCAAAAAACTCTTTTATTTCTGGCAAATATGAATCAACTACAGTCTTAAACATCTCTTCAAATACACCCTTTTTATCTTCTATTTCTGTTAAAACATTTTTAAGCCCCCCCAAAACAGTATCTAAAACAGGAGCCATTGACTCCAATCCCGCTTCTGCAATAACATTAAATATTGAAAATACAGTATTTTTAATCTGAGTCCATTTTACTAGGGCTGTTTTTAATATATCAACAAAAATATCTTTCAAAATGCTTTTGCCCTTTTCGCTTTCTTTCCAAACTTCACTCAAAAGTTTAACGTTTGCTTCAAAATCTTTTGATTTAGTTAACAGAGTAGCAATACCTGCACCGCCTCTAACACCAAATATTTTAGTAAGAACACTTGCCGCACCAGGTATCTTTGTTTGTATTTCTGTTAATATACTTGATAATGGTTTTAATCGTCCCCCTGCTGTTCTAAATTGTTCCTGAACATAATTTATACCAGACCCATATTCAGTTAATTTTTTCTTGGCGTCTCCTAACTCTTTTACTATTTTTTTATACTCAACTGTTCCGCTTTCTCCTGATAATAAAAGATCATATTGGGCATCTTTTAGCCTCGTTACAGTATCATACAAACCAGACATTGCTTTCTGGCCTTTGATCATTGTACCCATATATTTTTTGGCTTTGCCTTCTCCTTCATATAAATTTACTCCATATTTGGCAAATGCTGTGGTAACTTTATTACTTGCGCCCATTAACTTTAACATTGTTCCTCGTAAATATACGCCGCTTTTACTAGCATTTAATCCACTATTACTCAAACTCATTAAAGCAGCTGTAGTGTCTATAAAAGTTTCTTTAGCCGCTCCAAATGCTGCTACTGCAACAGGCGCCACATATTTCATTGCTGTTATAAGGTCTGTAAATGTCATATTAGCATTTGAAAATGCTGCCATCATCGTATCTGCTATATGAGGCAATTCCTTCATACCAACCTCAAATGCTCTTGTAACACCAATTACACCAGACATGGAATTTCTAAAATCTACACCAGCAATAGTAGCCATTCGTAAAGTTTTATTTACTATAGCAATACTATCTCTAAGTTTAAACCCTGCCATTGCGCCACGAAACAAACCTTCCTGAATCTTTTGCGCAGAGAACATTGTCTCTGTAGACATTTGGCGAGCAGCCGCAATACTTGCTTTAAAATATTCTGCTGTTTTTGCGCCCCCTTGAGACATAATAGACGCAGTCTGTTGTGATGTAAATTGTAATTTTGCTGATTCTGATACTAATGTTTTTACTTTTTCTATAGTATTATGAATTGCCTGTGATGCGCTTCTAAAAACCATAAAAAACGCTACAACAGCAGTAGTTCTAAAAACAGCCCTAAAGGTAGAACTCAAAAGTTTGAGTTCATTCCCAAACATTTTGAACTTTGCCATTCCTTGCAAAAGCGCTACTATCCTAATATATAGGTTTGTTGAATCACCAGCCATTAGAATTTAATCATCTCCCCCGACTTTATCATTTCTTCTAACTTCTTTGGGTCTCTTCCCATCTTAGCCCATAAAATTCTAACTCCATTCAAATATTCAGCTTCAGAAACCTCAGCCTTCTTCTTTATTCCAAATACCTCGTCTAATATTTCAATTTTACCTGAAAATCCTGCGCCTACTGCATATGCCATCAATTTAGTCTTTAATTGTATTGTTTCCTTCTGTCTTTTTAGTGCTGTTTTATATAATGTCATTACTATATCATTTGGGGTTTCAAACACAAATTTAACAATTTCATCAAAACTCCATTTATACTCACTTGCAAAAAAATCAATTAAATAAAATTTACTGTTTAATTCCATTATTCCGTTATCATATAATTATAATCTAAACTCATCCAATATTCTTTTAATTTATCATCATATGTAATTGCCGAACCACCATTTCTATAAAAACTTATTACATTGTAATCTGTAGTTGCTAATAAATTTTCTTTTTTATTTAGTAGAGTATCTATTTGTTTTGCTATAGCAAGACATAAAGAAAGCGAATCCGAAACCGACCTTTTTACACATGCTATAACGCTTATTTTATCATCAGTTAAAGGTATGCTTGAATCCACTTTACCAATTCCTGTATCCACAACAATATATTTCTTTTTTTCAACAGGAGAGTCAATAGCAAAAATACTATTTGAATCAGATAGTAAATCAACTAACTTTTCATCTGTTTTTAAATACGCTATAATTCTTTCCGCCAAAACAATCATTTATTACCCTCTCTGTAATATAACTCTTTTTATTTCTGGAATCGCAACTGTTTTATATAATTTTTCGGCCACTAATTTAGTTGTAGAATAAGTATCTCTAACATAACCCACCCCTTTAAATCTACCTCTTTTAACTATATGAAAAACATAATAGCCTTTAGAGTTCGGTGCTATTTTAGCATTAGGCCACTTGCTTGTTTTAAAAGCCATTAATGGACGACCTACTATTGTTTTTCTTATTTTAATTCCATATTCTAATGCTCGCTGATATAAAATAGGATTGTTTTTACCCACAGTAACAGTCCCTTCAATATATGCATTCGTTCTTTTTATTTTTACGGCTATACTTCTTTTTATATTTCCTGTTGATTTTTTAGTTCTTAAATCTAATAAATTACACATTCCTTTATAAGCAAAATTTGTTAATACTTTTACATAGTTATATACTGATTGATTCAACATCAAATCAGTTGTCATCAACAAACGATTGACATACATATCTACTTGTAAAGTTTCTATTTTAAAAGTACTATTTGTCATATTATATTCTTTTTAACCCCGCCTCGTAATGGTGTGATTCTCCGCCTGCATTCTCCACAAAATAAACCGAGTATTCCTTACTACCAAAAACCACAACATCATCTTCAACAATATCCTGTGTTATCTTAAAAAAACATATAGAATCAACACTAACCTCTTCGCCCTTACGCTCCAAAATATAAGTTCCTTTTTGGTCTTGAATACGACAAACAACATCAGTATATAAAATAGAAAATGTTTCTGACGGAACCCCGAGCAAATTTACAGATCCTTCAACCCTCCTTTTTATACTAACTGTATGTATTAAAAGCGAATCAAATATATTATCTGCCATTATCTCTCCTTATCCTGCTACCCCAAAACTCAAACCATCTTTGTTGCCCATTACCAAATTTGTTGTTGATTTTATTTCATCATCAATAAATGTCATCAAACTTGATGTTCCCCCTCCCTTAAATATATCAGAAAATGATTTGCTGTATCTGCCAATCTTTATACTTTTAACTAATCCCACATTATTTGGCGTAAAAGTCAATATTCCTTTATAAACTAATAAAGATATTAAATAACCATCTATATCAGTATAAGTATGGGCATTTGCCGTATACTGAATTTCTAAAAATACATCTGCCGAAATACTGGTAGAAAAATATATGAAGCCCGTTGTAGGATTTAGAGTGTATTCGGAAAAATTAGTATATGAGTATGTTGTATTACCCATTTTAATAATATCAATAGTTTTTATATCATTATCCGGCAATAATATAAAATGAGTATCTTCCTGAATAAATGTTTTATACCATTTTTGAGATTCTTCCTCTTTGAAGCCAGTAATAGTATAAAATATGTCCTGTGCCCACGAATACACATAATCATCTATATTATCATTATCAATGCCCAAAATTGTTGCTATTTCTGATTTAACTATCATTGTGCCTCCGATTATATAATATACGTTCTGACTTTTCCTCTTTCTTTATCTAAGTTCATGAAAATATCTGACATTCTAACTCTAAAATATTCTTTTGGCAAATACATTATACCCGCAAAAAGAAAAACTTTGTTAGCCCAAATCTTATCAATAATTCTATATTCTTTAAATCCAATTGCTCCAAAAGTTTTTGTCTTTTTTACTACCACTAACGGTAGAGAAACATCTTTATTAATATATCCAATAAGTCGCTCCATATCCACCTTGAATAATCCTTTATTTACTATTATAATCAAATTCTCATCAACTGTTTTTATTTGGCTCAAATCAATATCCTGGCCTATATATTCTGTTGGTATAGACAGAGATTTCTTAATCATCTCAAAAATAACTTTGCTTCCTAAATCATATCCACTGAATAAAAACGCCTTCATTTGTTACCTCCAATTTCAATATATAATTCAATTTAATCAATATTTATTTATCTATTATTGCTTCAAGAACTGTTACTTTTTTATCTAAGTTTGTAAATTTTTCGGTCAATTTTTCTTGGCCTTTCTCTAACAATGTGAGTTTATTGCTCAAGTGTTTAAAATGGTTTTTTGCCAATTTATAGTACCCATACAGCCCAAAACCGATGATTATTACCGTTGAGCCGTCTAAACCACAATAATTTAAAATCTTTATAATAGTATTAAACATTATCTTAATATTAACTCACACATATTAAAGACGAATGAGATTTAAAAATGTTGCTTATTTATCACTAGTTCTATCTCCGCCGTACATATTTACATAAAATTTCTTCCATTTTTCTATATCGTCCAAAAATCCTTTATTGGCTACAAAATCAATCTTTTTCTTACATGCTATTCCTGCTACAGTATGAGGTATTATATCCCTTCCCGCACTTTCAACATATATTGATTTGAATTTTGACAAAAGAACTTTAAAGCCTTCTGGTGTAAATCTATAATAATCATTAGGGTAGTCGTGTAACGGGAAAGAAAATGGACATGTTATTATACACATTCCATTAGGTTTCAATACCCTATATATTTCACTCATTGCTTTAAATGGATATTTTGTATGCTCCAATGTTTCTACACAAATTGCTATTCCTACACTTTTATTCTCTAATGGTAATTTATGCAAATCCATTATTTTGTCTACGCCAAGCCCTGCCCTAAAATCAGTTCCTACAAATTCTTTATTAGGGAAATAAGGTCTTAAATCAGCATACCCCTCTTGTCCCTTAACTTGTAAAGAACCAAACTCGTAAATAGGTACTTCAAAGGCAAAATGTTTTACACAAATAGAAACAAAATCTTTTACTAATTGCCTCATACTATTTTCCTAAATAAAATTTGTCCGTGCGGTTTTTCATAATCAATAAAATTTACATAATTTGGGTTGGCGTTTAATTTAGTCATTACATTTTTTTCGCTATAGTTTAACAGCTCAAAATCATTAGGATATTTAATTAGAAATTCTTTTATTGATTGACTCGCTATTATATCCCAGTGCTGTATATAATCATCACAGCCTATAATTGCCCCTTTTGGTAATCTGTTTTCCTTTATTAGCCATTTTAGAACATCCCAAGTAGGAACATATAAATCTAAATCTAAATATACAAAAGAAAATTTTAAATCTTTTGGTATTTCTTCAAGTACCTGCGGTATCCATCCACGCCACAGAAAATAGTCTTTTTTCTCTGTATATTCAAGTCTTAACAAAATTCGTCTAAGAGCATCATCGCCCTTATCTGTTTTAAATGCGCCTTTAAAGAACCAAGATTTTACTTTGCTTTCTATTTCCTCATTGTGATCTTCTTTGGTTAATTCTGGCAAACCTTCAAAAGAATCTATACCATGATAAAGTTTTTTTAGCCTGCGAGCCATTGGTAATAAATGAAATAGTGTTCTTCCAGTATAAACCCCAAATTCAGCAAAATCTCCCTCAACATCTTTCAATGTTTTTAAATGCTCAATAAAAGAATCAGTTAACTCTATCATTTGTTCTCCTCGTAATAATTCCTTATTTCAGGAACCTCTTTTACCCCATGTAATCTCGCCCACTCCAATATAGTCATTTTCCCCCGATATTTATATCCTAAATCATTTGGAAATCTGGGAAATGCTTCTTGTAAATCAAATCTGCTTCGCCAAACATCAAGCAAAATATTAATAATTTTTGCTTTTTTAGAATCAGTATATTCTTTTAATGTTGGTCTCTGCCTTTTTTGTACTTCTAATTGTTTAGCATGTTCTCTTATCCTATTCATTATTATTTCTTCTTGTTTTTGCTGGATGTTTAAATTTAGTGCTCCTGTAGAAGTTTTATGGCGCCGATAATATATAAATGGTTTATCAATAAACTTAAATTTCAGCCCACTAAAATATGCTCTGTCAACCCATTCTAAATCTGACACAAAGCTAAAACGTGCGTCAAAAATTCCCGCCTTTGCAAAACTTTCTTTTCTAACTGCCATACACCCAGCAGGAACTATACTTGCTTGTGTTAACAACTGTGCATTATAATTATAATCTTCATTTCTATGTAAATGTTGGTCTCGCAAATTCTTGTCCGTAACAATATAATTACCATAAACAACGTCAATTTCTGGAAACTTATTAAAATAGTATACTGAATTTTTAATCCTTTCGGGAAACATAACATCATCTGCATCGTGTAACATAAAAATATCGCCAATCATGTTTAGAATGGCGAAATTCCTAACATTATTTAACCCATAATGTGGTCGTTTATAAAATTTTATCTGCGGATATTTACTAACTATGGATGTTATATCTTCATCAGAGCCATCGTCTATAACAATAATTTCTAAAGGCTTATATTTTTGGGCTAATATTGATTTAATACTCTCGTCCAAATAGTCATTGTGATTATAGTTTGTTACAATAACTGAAACTTTAGGTTTTTTTACGATTTTGCGTAATCTCTTATAATCTATTTTTTTCTCATCATATTGAAAATTAAACAAAAATCTATATAAAAAAGAATCTATATTATCTTTTGGTTTTTTCATTGCTTGTTTATATGCTTCCAAAAAATTCTCTTTGTTTGTTTTATATGCTATATTTTCATACAATGAGTTTCCGAATATTATTGTAGGTTTTTTTGCTGCCAAAGCCCACAAACCACAACTACTATTTATGGTAATAACGCTTTCTGCGTTGGCAATAGAATCAACCAACTTTTCATTAGTATCCCAAATAGCATTGGATGGCAAACTATAATCGATATTATCTAAGGGATGTTTCCTTACTACCACATTCTTTTTTACATTACCGCAAACAAAATTTATAAGCTCTTGCATATCTTTAAAAATTGGTGATTGTTGCGTTATTCTAATATCACCGTTTATTTGTAACGCCAATAAAACATAGTCTTTTTTATCATTGTATATTCCGAGTGATTTTAATTTATTGTGTAATTTATCTTTTTCCTCTTGTGCTAATGATTTTGGATTCCAAAAACGCACAGAAGAATTGTATTCAACCCCTCTTTTATCTACATAAAATGTCCAATCTTTTTTAGAATATTCTTGTGGCAAAAACCCTCGCTCTAAATAAAATGTTGGTATAAGATATTGTTCTGCCTTTTTGATTGTTTTATACCCGATTCCACTTTCCAAACATCCATTCCAAACAAAAAGATAATCCATATCCTTTACAATTTCTGGATTTTCTGGTACACATTTATTTTTTGGCAAAATATCATTTTCTCCAACCATATAATAAAAATCAAACTTCAATAAAGATTCACTTATTTTGTTAAAAATTCTATAAATATCTTCGTCAACATTATAATTAGAAGCCACATACAACACTTTTTTCAACACTTTTTTCTTCATTTTATTCCTTTAGTTAAGGTTTGCCCCTTCCATTTAGAAATAATATACGAACATTTTGAAAACGGAATTTTTGCTAAAGTATAAGAAAAACCTACACTAATCATCATTTTCCCAACTTTAGACGCATATAGTCCATCTGAATGTATTATAATATTGGCTCTTCTTTCCTCTATTGTTTTTCCCCAACACGCATAATTTTTGGTACTAAATATTTCATCTGGTGCTGTTTTTAAAACTTTACAGTCTGGAATAACGATCCATAAAATACCACCCAATTTTAAAAGTTTATACCATTTTGTTAAAACATTAATTCGTTGCTCTCTGTCTATATGCTCTAATAAATGAGAGGCATATATTTCTTCTACAGAATTATCTTTAAAGGATTCTAATTTAGTTGCGTCCGCAACAATATCGGGATGTATTGATTCGTCTATATCAATATTTGTAAACCCTTCAATTCTATGAAATCTACATCCCAAATTTAGTTTCATAGATTTATTACTCCTCCTCGTTCTTTGCGCCATTCTTTCCATTTGTGTACACATTTCACTCTTATATCTAACCAAACCTTTAAACCCAATAATCTACACCGATAAGAAAAGAAAATATCTGGGTGTTGTAAATGATTCATATTCCATTCTATATCTACTTTTTTAAGAATTTTCTTGTCCAAAAGTAAACAACCAAAAGTAACCTGTCCAACAGGAAAAATATTGTTCTTACATAATCTTTTATATTCTTGGTCAGTATAATGTTCTCTACGGCTTACCTTTCCTCCGCCCCATAAATCTATTGTTTTTGCACAACCATTCTCAAAGCCCGGCGCTGTTACAACCCCAGAAACAATAGGTTTATCATCTTGGTCTAATAACAAAATTGTATTTTTTGGTGCAATAACATCTGCTTCTAAAAATAATGCTTTGTCATAGTTGTGTCCTAAAAAATAATTCCTCGCTAATATAAACGAATATCCTACTTTCTCACGAGAGTTCATTTGATAATTAGATTCAAATCTAATTAATCTATAAGGGATTTTAAATCTCATTTTATCTAAAAGCTCTATCAGAAATATAGAAAACTCTCCTATATCATCGGTATTATCTATGAATAGCATATCCACTTGAAGATTACTATTAATTGTTAAGTTATTTACTGCTGTAAAAAACTCTTTTAAAACATATTTTTTGTAACTATAAATTGGAGTAATAATTAGTATTTTTTTCATGAGAATAATACTTTGTATATTTTAATATAATCTTCTTTAGTTTTTGCCCCCAAAATAATTCCGGCAATAATTGGTATAAAAACAAATATTACAAAAAAAGAAATAATTAAAACCCTTAAAACAAACATTATATTTTTATTTTTGAAAATAACCATCTTCTATTATCATAATACCACTTAACAATTGATTGTATTTTTGCATTAAAAAAACATTTTTGTTCCCAGCCAAGTTCCTTTGTTTTTTCTGCTGATAGTGAATATCTAAAATCATGCCCAGGTCTATCAGGAACAAATTCAATCATATTTGGTCTATCACAAACTATACTACTTAACATTCTTGCAATATCTATATTTTTATACTCTTCTTGGCTATCCAAATGATATATTTCGCCCATTTTTCCATTCTTTATAATTCTCAAAATTCCTTGAACACAATCATACACATGTAGCCAGCTTCTTATTTGTTCGCCTTTACCATAAACAGGAATTGGTTTTCCTTTGAATAAATGTGCTAACGCTACTGGTATAAATTTTTCGGGGTACTGCCATATTCCATAATTGTTTGTAGGGCGAATTATTATAGCTTGAACACCATAAGTATTTATATAACTCTGAATTAAATTCTCACCGCTCGCCTTACATGCTGAGTATGGATTTTTAGGATTTAATTTTGCTTCTTCATCAAAACTACCTATTCTAATATCGCCAAGACACTCATCCGTCGAAATATGTATTAGGGGTATTCTTATTTTTTTAATTACCTCCAACAAAGAATATACTCCATAAATGTTTGAGTCCAAAAATACTTTTGGATTTTTAATGCTATTATCGACATGAGACTCAGCAGAAAAATTTATAATAACATCTATTCCTCGTTTATCTACAATATTTTTTATTTTTGTTGTATTGCATATATCTTCTTTATAGACTTTCATCCCTGTTTCTTTTATACGCTGATAGTCGGCAGCATATGTATATTTATCAAGTACAGTTACTTTGTAACCTAAGTAATACAATTGTCTTACAAACTCACTACCTATAAACCCTAATCCGCCGCAACAAAGAATATTTTTATATCTCATAATTTTAATAAAAATCCTTTTGGGTTTTGTGTTGGTATTCCCCGCCAAGTTATATTTTTATCCCAAATTAAACTTTTATAATAGACTTTCCAAACTTCTTTTTGTAAATTATAATCAATCATTGTTCTTAAAAAAATCCTTTGCGTTTCTCGCTTTATCATCAACAATAATATCAACACCTTCTTTACCCATAACTAAAAAATGATGTTTAACGCCCCATTTTTTCAGTTGTTTTCTCGTGAAATCCTCCCAGTCTATTCCTGTAGAGTATCCTCTCGCTGTTTCTATTATAATTATATTCCCCTCCGAATATAATTTATTTACTTTGGCAATTCTCTTTTTATATGGTTTCGCAAGAGAATATTCTCCTAAAGTTTCATTACATATTGTTCCGTCAATATCAAATTTATATATTTTGGTCATTCTTAAATTTTTCGTAGTCGTTTTTAAAGGCTAATATTCCCCTCTCTGTCATTGCATTGTCAAACATCTTTTCCAAAACTTTTGTAGGTATTGTTACAACATCAACTCCAAGTCTAAATGCTCGCTCAACATGCTTTGGGGTTCTTACACTTGAAAACATTATTTTTGTTGGAATGTTGTTTTTTTCGTATGCCTCTTTTATGTCCTCAATTAATTTAATCATATTATATCCAACATCTGACCCACGCCCTACCAAAATACAAATATATGTTGCACCTGCTACGGCCGCTAAAATAGCTTGATTAACCGAATATACTAAATGAATATTAGTTCTTATATCTCGTCTCTTAATTACTTTCAAACCCTCCAAAGAAAATGGAATCTTATAAACAAGATTATATTCCCGAATATATTTTCCGTCTTTAATTCTATCAACCTCTGATACAATTTCTTTCTCTGTCAACCCAAACGCTTCTGTATGTATTTCTAAGTTAGAATTTATAATGCGTACTCTTTTAACAAAATCAAGGTCATCTTTAATTCCATACTTAACCAAATGGGTAGGATTTGTCGTTACCCCAGAAATCAAACCCAAATCAGAAAATTTTTCTATTTCATTCAAATCTGACGAATCTAAAAACAACCTCATTTTGAACCCCCTTTTGTTATATTCCATATTGGAATTACCTCTTTTATCATTTTTCTAAATTCATTAAAAGATAATTGTGTTGCCGCATCACACAATGCTTTGTCTGGTGTAGGATGTGTTTCAATAAACAATCCATCAACACAACCTGTTGCTATCGCTGATTTAGCAAGTGCATAAACAAACTCTTTAGACCCTCCGTTCTTTAAATCAGATGAAGGTACGCCATATTTTCTTACAGAGTGTGTAACATCAAAAAAAACAGGGTAACCAAATTGTTTCATAATATAGAAACTTCTTGGGTCAACAATTAAATCCCTATAACCAAAGCATGTTCCTCGCTCAGTTACAAAAATATTTTTGTTGCCTGTGCTTTCTATTTTCTTTATAACCCTCTGCATATCAGAGGGATGTAAAAACTGACCTTTCTTAACATTGATTGGTTTTCCTAAATTTGCTATTTTTAAAGACAATTTTGTCTGCATACAAAGATATGCAGGTATTTGATAAATGTCTATAACATCTTTAAAAATATCTACTTCGTCCAAATGATGAAAATCAGTAATAAGATTTAGACCAAATTCTTTTTTTAAATACTCAAAAATTTTAATACTTTTTTCTATTCCTAAACCCATATAATATTTCTCACTGCTTCTATTATCTTTAAGAAAACTACTCTTATATGTTAACTCAAGATTATATTCTTTTGATATTTGTTTTAGGAAAAATGCTGTGTCAAAAGAAATTTGTTTATTTTCCAAAATACAGTTGCCCGCTATTATTTTCAATTTTTTCATTTTATTTGCCCCATTTCTTTTTCCAGTATACTCTGTCTTTTGTATTGGCTCCGCCATACCCTAACAATTTTCTTGTATAGCTCTCGTAGTGGTATAAAACCACATTTCCTGTAACAAAACATTTTCCTGCTTGTAAACAATAATCAACATCCTGTAATTCTTTTGCTAAATGTTCATCAAACCAATATTTATCAAACAAAGACGATTTTAACATAGCACAAGCGAATGTTACTGCTTTAAATTCTTTGACTCCCTGAAATTCTACACCATCCTTATAATGTTCTTTAAAATGATCTGGATTTATATTTGAGTTTGGAGGAAATACTACACCAAAATGCTGAATAATATTTGTTCCAGGAAATAAAAGTTTCACGCCCAAAATATTTGCTTTTGTCTTTTTAATTTCATCTATATAGATGTCAATCCAATTTTTTGTTTTTGGCACAATGTCATCATTTAGCAATAAAATATAATCATACTTTTTATGATTTATTTTTTTTATAACCCAATTCATAAGGACTGAATAATTAAACTCAGCATAATTGTGTTTCATAAAAGTATATGAAACAGATGAATTAATATATGTTTGTAGTTTCTCTTTTTCTATATTTGCTGTTAAGAAAATATCCACATTATTAATTGAACTATATATCTCTTCTAACAAATTGTGCAAACAAGGAGACTTCCACGCAGTTGGTATAATTATCGCAATCTTCATCTCACTATCCCCTACAACACCATGAGTCTCTTTTTGGGCATCAAAAACCTTATCATAATCAATGCTATAAAAACACTCTAATCTGCCAGTTTTTTCGCATAGTCTTTTTTCTGGTACTACAAAGCTTTTATTCACACAACAATAGCAAGGACAATTTTCGGGCTCTTGTAGTTTAACATTTTTATATGTTGAGACCCTCCATTCGGGAGGTATAACAGTAGGAAACAAAACAATTTTTTTATCAAATGCGCCGGCAATATGCAAGAATGAGGTGTCAACGCCGACATAATATTCACATTGGTATATTAGGGCAAATAATTTCCTTATATTGAGTCCATAATACATTTGTATTTTTTTTAACTCTAATTTTTTCAAAGATGTTGTTACCCAACTTTTTTCAGAATTATTATCTATTAGTTCTTGGGCTAATTCTAATGGTAGTGTTGCCCAGCTTCTGTTGGCAGTAACCCCCAAAAAAGCATCGTATTTTTTAAACATCATCTTTTCTTCATCCGATAAAATAATCTCTGGTTTTTTAATTACCAATTCATCAACCGAAAGACCGCAGATATTAGCAATTGTAAAAATACGATTCTGCTTGTTTATGTCGTTGGTATAGTTAGACATAAAATGTCCAAAATCCAAATATACTAATTTGTCTATTTTAGTTATATCAATATCATCTTTAATATCATAAATTTTTTCTATATAATCTAAACCCTCGAACACTTCTGGATATCTTACTACCAAAGAAACTTTTTTGCCTTTGTAAGCTAATGTTTTTATACTCGGTATGGTAAGCAAATGATCTCCAAGACCGCCATCTATATTTATTAGAATATGATTTTTTACGGCCTTCTGCATCTTTACTGTATTTTGTATATCTTCTAGAGTTTTTATATCAGGTATTTTATATAGATTTGTAGCAATAAATCTTTTTTTTAGCCATTCTGCTTTTTTATTAGCATATACTCCACGAAAATCTATTGTATTTTGTATCAACAAATGTACAAACCACTTCCAGCCAGTTTCTATGTATAATATATTTGGTGAAATAATATAATCTTTTGGTTGTTTATCACAAACATATACAACCCCTATATTATTTTCTATTGCTTGTTTTGCCAATTCTGGAAATAACTCACGAGATGTCGCATGCTCCATAAAAAACAAAAGTAAAAAATCACCTTCTGGGGCAAAAGCATATTTGCTGTCCTGTGGTATTAATTTTTTATAGTATGGAGAATATGAATAGATTTTATTCGGTGCTATTAATTTTATCAACATTGATTTTCAATTTAAAGTATTGGGAGCCGAAATCTAAATCGTTTCGACTCCCTAAATATATTAATTTTCAGTTTAGCTTGCGTTGTCCTGTATAAGAACAAGACCTTCATTCTTATCACTGGAGTTTAGATATGCCCATGCAAAATCTACGTTAACAGTAATTATATTGTTATATCCTCTTTTTCCAGCTTTTCTCTCAGGCTCAATCTTAATAGCCTGTTCGTAACCTACTTTGGCTCCTCTGATGTCACAAAGAACAGCGTTCTTAGCAGAAATATCTGTTCTCTGAATTACAGGAGTTCCATCAATAAAAGGTATCCTTTTAAGCCCTAAAGCAGGGTAATCTCTCAAGTCAAAACCAATTACCAATGTAGATGCATTTTTCTTAGAATTAGAATAAAATGTAGACCCTGCGAAAATAACCAAATTATCATTATTCTCAGCATAAGCCGCTAAAGCCTCTTTTGCTTCTATAACTGCGTTTACAATGCCCTGTGTAGTCTCTGTAGTAAAAGTAACAGGACTAAGAGAACAAAGCGAATTATCAGCCGCTATAGTATAAATGCCATTTGCTATCTGAAGTGCATCTGTGGATGTTGCTGTAGTATCTCCAACTAATGCGATCTTCTGTAGTGTTCTTCCTAATGACTTTGACATTTTTCCTTTTATAAAATCTTCCAAAGAACCCAACGCCTTGTAGCGCCGAATATCTTTATCACTTAAAAAGAACCATCCGCCTAACTCTTTAGGAGCTACTAAGACGCTCTTCAAAGCAACACTATTCTCATTCAAAGTAGTTACATCAGATGTAGCTTCTATGTAATACATCTTATCGTCATCGGCTGCACCAGCTACAGGAACCGATTTCTCATTCAATACATCAATCATTCCGCCATTAGCACTGATAAGTTTTAGAACTAGAGATTTTTCAACCGCTAAATCCACAACTTGTTTGGCTATTTCTTTTGGTAGATAACTACCTCCATTGTCTGGGACTTTAAAATCCATGACAAAACACCCCCTTAAATTATGAAAACATTATTTATATAAACCTTCCAAAAATGATTCTCCGCCATTCTCTTCCAGCTTCCTTAAACCTTCAATACTATTTACATCTAAACGTTTTGCTACTCCTTCTAACGCTTTCTTAAAATCTTCTACGGTCTTTTTCAGCTCTGATACTTCCTTTGCTGTTTTTGACTCGGCCATAACCTTTTCTACCTTATCCAATCTCTCTGATATTGAAAGAATTGCTGTAGCCGCTTCTTCAATATTCTTTTTATTCTCATCAGATGCCTCGCTAACAGAATCCTCTATTTTTGTGAGTCTTTCACTAACTACTTTCTTATCAGCTTCTGTCTTTTTATCAGCATTTTCTTTTGCAATTCTCTCTGCTTCTAATTCCTCTACACTCTTTTCCACTTTTCCCTCCTTTAATAATTGTTTGTGATGTCTTTCTAAATGAGCAACTGCCTTTGCTCTCAACTCTTCTGTAGTAATACTCTCAGTTATAGGTTTTACTTGGTTTGCTCTCGCCCTTGCGTTTTTATAATGAGACATATCTATATTAACATTACTAACCGCTTTACCTAAATCTCCGCTACCATCGTGGTGAGGTAAATGTCTTGCATTTTTATCTTCTGTTTTGCCACTTTTATAATCAGGCTCTATAACAGCAAATGCGCTATCTGGCAAACTATTTATATACTTTCCTGTCCATTTTGCTCTCATAGAAATATTACATTTCTCGCATAACAAAAGTTCATTATCACTCTCTTTTTCTGCTCCGCACCCCGGACAAGTATATATATATTTATAAAAATCTTTTCCCCCCTCTTCTTCTTTCTTCAAATCTTCCTTGGTAAAAAGAGATTTTTGGCAAGAAACAAAATCACAAAACTCTTTTGCGTCTTTTTTATCGTTAACCAATCCACGAGTAACCAACGCATCCAATTCCTCTTCTGTAATTACTAACGCATCTTGGTTTGCGCCCACAGGAACAGCAGAATATTCTAACAACTCCCATTCATTTACAACATAAGTTCCCCACGCAAATACTTTGTTATCTTTTTCTAATCCCTTTTTAGTAATATTAAGGTTATATTTCTTATTTAATTCATCTCTATTTTTTTCAGTTACAAGAATATAATTTTTTGGCATAAAACCAATACTCCAGGCCGATAAAAAACCATCAGCATAGGCATTAAATACTTTTACTGAAAAGGAGTCATTTGGGTTAAATCTTGTAGTCGCAATAACATCACCTTCGTTAATAGTAAGTTTAACGGCTCTTGCAATAGGAATTTTCTCTGCTGCCGAATCCTGATTATGATACCAAAGAACTTTTGGATTCCTTAAATAATTTTCTAACTGTGCGCCGCTTGGTATAATATAAGTTCCATAGCGATCTAAGTTTTTTGAGCTAATAACATGCTCTATTTCCAATAAATCTCTATCAACCTTAATCTTAGATTGTTTTATAATATAGGTTTTTTTCTTCATATTAACTTGCCGCCTGTCTTGATAAAATTATTCTTGCTTTTACTTCTGAGCCACTTGCCGAGGTTACGGTATAATTAGTAACTACACAATTATCATATGATGTTGCCGCAATGCCTCCGCCTCTTTCTCCTGTCTCTAATTGAACTGTTACAGCTTCTTGGTTCTGTTTAACAGTCTCTAAAATATAAGTATCATCAGCCTTATACTCAGCCGCATCAACAGTAATGGTCATCTCTGAATTTCCTGCGCCGACATAAACGGGGTATTTTCTATCACCAGCAAAAACCTTTATAGGGTTATCATCACTATTTACTTCAATACCAGTACAATAAGCGAATGTCTTTGTACCAATTATAATCTGACCTACATTTGCTCTAATATCCACACTCATTCTTTACCTCCCCAATTTAATATACAGTTCTACTCATTAAAATAACATATACAATATTGAAGACGAATGAGATTTAAAAATGTTTGTAGTTTTTTGGGTAGGGGGGGAATTATGTAATAGAATCAAGAGTTTTTGAGGAAATTAATTTTGAATAAATTTTATTTACGGCACAAATTATCTCTTGTTTGTCAATAAAATCGGGACATGATTTTACTAAAGAACAAGGTTTACCTTTAACAATCATGCGATTGCAAGGAAAGCATTTAACTTTTGGTCGCACAATAGTAACACTATCGTACGTCCTCCATTCCGGATTTATAATTCCCGGTAACAAAATAGTTTTTTTCTTAAATGAGGCCGCTATATGTAACACACTGGTATCAACTGTTAATACAGCATCGCTAACATAAACCAAAGCAAATAGTTCTCGTATGCTTTTTGTTTTCCCAGTAAGATTCAGATCAGGATAATCCTTGCGAGCCTTGCCTACAAAAATTAAATCAAAATTTTTTATTTGCGGAATTAGCTCCAGTGCGCTCTCGTAACTGTAGCTTCTAATCTGTTCGGCGCTTTCAAAACATATTAAAAGTTTTTTTCTGTGCAGATTTTTTGTAACTTCTCTTGCTTGCTGTATTTCTTGCTCTGTTAAGATAATATCAATATCGTGAGGTACTGGCGAAACATCCAATAAATCAGAAATTATATCTATTCTATGTTTGTGGTTTTTTAGAGAACTATAATCACAGTACTTTCCCGAAATATCTTGAAATCGTTTATAATATGATAAATTTATTCCTTTCCTTTTTGATGAAAAACTATTTATATATTTTAAATTATCAAAAATACCCTTTCTCTCTGGTACCCCAGCTACATCTATTTTAAATCCTTGTTGATATAATTTTTTTAGTGCTGGTAACATCATCAAAATATCTCCAACACCATCGAAGTTTTGGATCAGCACATTATTTTCCTGTTTTGTTATTATATCTTTTAGATGTTCTATGTTTTTTATAATCTCAATTTTATAAAGTGTGAATTGACTAAATGCTTCTGCTAATTTTTTTGCTCTCAAACCATTTGCATATACAAAATGAAAATATAATGGATCTTTAAAAATAGTATGAATGTACCAAACTGGTGAAACGGTTATTGTAAAAAGATTTTTATCCCGAAAATTCGTTTCTACTAATGTAATCAAAACTACTGTTAAATTTTGAGCAAGAAAACTTTTTAATATGTCAATTAAAATATTGTCAACAGTATCTGCGAAAACCAAAATAGCCTGTTTTTTTGGTATAGTAAAATAGCGAGAATTTATATTCTCGCTATTCAGTAAAAATCGTTTAGTTATTAATTCAATTGAACACATTTTAATTTTCTACCATCAAATATAATCTCTTCGGATTTTACACTATCAGGATTTCCATGCCATTTTTGGTGGACTCTTTTGCTTATAAATCCCATTAAATTTTCTGGGCGGTTGTCGTCTCTTATTTCGTTCTCGTGGTGAACTATTTCTTCTGGAGTTAGGAATCTGCTGATTTGAGCCTCTACAACTAAACGGTGCTCGTAGACGTAGTTGCCATTTTTATTAGGATGATTGGGTGAATAGATTGAGATGTAGCCGTTATTTTTTATTCTGCCTCCCTTCCAGTTGGGATGATTTTTCGGGTCTTTGTATAGTTCTTTCAATGCTTCAGAGTTTGTTCTGATCCTGATGCCAAATTTTTTTAGATGATTACGAATCATTGTGTAACCACATCCTGCTTCTTTGGCTATTTGAGCAATGGATTTCATGTTGT